TCACTCAAGCGTGGACACTGTGTGGACACTCTGAGCGTCAGTGCCACCGCGTAAAGGATTGAGCGTTATCGCGTCCTGCAGGTATTCAGGGGCGAAGTGTGCATAGGTCATTGTCTGCTCAATCCGCGAATGTCCGAGAATCCTTTGAAGCGTGATAATGCTGCCCCCGTTAATCATAAAGTGAGTGGCAAAGCTGTGACGTAATGCGTGCGTTGCCTGCCCCGGTGGCAGATCCGGTTTCAACTCCTTCATTAGCCGTCTGAACGCTGGATAGTTAGCGTCAGTGAACAAAAAACCACGCTTACCTGCAGTGATCATTTTTGCCAGCTCCTCGGATATCGGAACGGTTCGCGGCTTGTTGGTCTTTGTCTTAACAAACGTGACGCGATTTTGAATGATGTTTTCCGCTTTCAGTTTTGCCGCCTCACTCCATCTAGCTCCGGTGCTAAGACATAGAATCGCTATTTTTTTATTATCCCCTTCGACTTTCGACAGGAGATCAGCGATTTCTTCTTGTGTCAGGTAGCCGGTTTCAGGCTTGTCCTCTTTCAGCCGCTTAAAACCTCTGAAAGGGTGTTCACCGAAAAATAGCTCCGCATCTATCAACGAGGTAAACATTCCACTAAGGCAAGTCACATCGCGGTTGATGCTTGATGGTTTTATGCCCTGAGAACGCCGCACCGTGCCGTACTGGCTAATCAATGATTTTGTAATCTGAAAGGCGCATGGGTCACTTGTAATCTTTGTGAACAACTCAATTTTGCCTAGATAATCTCGACCATGAGTCTCATGCTTGCCTTTCAACTCCCACCAAATTTTTGTTAACTCTGACAGATGCCGCTTATCTGTAGGTTTCGCCAACCATTCTTTATTGTGGTGGTTGTACTGCGTATGTTTTTCAAAAGCGATAGCTTCGCTTTTCTTATCGAACTTCCTGCGGATGCGCTTTCCGTTGCGCCCTGCAGGTCTGACGTCCACTTCATATCGACCATCATCGAGTTTCTTAATTGTCATAAGAAAACCCTCCGAGGGTGCGTTTACTTCTTTTCGTTAACTGCTTGTTTTTAATCGCTGAATACTTTTCAACCAGTAATAAGCACTTTTCAAAAATGTACCTGCGATGAAGCGTTAACCAGTCTTTTGGTCTGAGTGCTGCGAGTCTGTTGTTTCTTGCCCAAAGTGTGCGAGTGCCGGTGCAATCTGCCCGGATTCAGGTGATATTTGTTCAGTTATAAACCACAAGGTGTATTTACTAAAGCGTGGGTTTTGAAGGATTTTCATCGTTACATCTGTCGGCGGAACAGTCCTTCCACTTTCATAGTAAGTTAAGGAGCTGTAAGGAACTCCTGTAATTTCAGCAAATTGCTTCCGATTCAGTCTTTCTGACTCCCTTATAAGCGCCAGCTTTTCACTGATAGCAGTTGACATGTTATCGAGATCCTCTAATAATTCACGGCATGTTCTACTTTGTTTCAGTTGACTCTATGTTCATTACTAAACATTAGAGAACATTGAAACCCATTGGTTAGATCTAGATGAAAGGTTATCAGATGATTAAACAAATTGTCAGTAGCAGTGATGCTGTGCCATATCCAGAATTTGCCAAACTCATCGGCAAGACTCCCGCTGCAGTGCGTGGAATGATAGAGAAAGGAAAACTGCCAGTAATTGAAATGACAGATCCTCAATCAGCATCTGGTCGTGCTGGAGAGTATTGGATTTATCTGCCTGCCTGGAACAACGGAATGAAACTTGCCTATGAAAGCCGCCCAAAAGAGATTCGTGAAGGTTGGCTGATGTGGCTCGGATTAGGAGAGCCGGTATGAAGAATGAACCTCGTTGCATTGCTCAGTTACTCCGCAGAGAAAGCCCTAACCCCATGAACTTCACTATCACTCACGGGCGCGGCCGTAAGGGCATCATCATCCGTACTCGTAAGCCTGGCGTAATTGAGACGCTTCTCCGGCTGGTCAAAAAAAGAGGGCTGTGGTTATGACCGTCATGACTCTTGATGTGATCCAGAAACAACCAGCGGCGCTTCGGGGTCTGGTCGGTAAGTACCTAGCTCTACCACGCTGGCAGGACACCTGTGATTATTACAATCAAATGATGGAGCGTGAACGACTGACAGTTTGTTTTCACGCTCAATTAAAACAGCGTCACTCAGTCATGCGCTTAGAAGAAATGGACGGAGCCGATCGCGAGCGTCTTGTCTGCGCTCTGGATGAACTGAGATTCGCATTCAGCCGGTTTCGCCAGCATGGCTCGACTAAGGCAACCTTCATTAGCCGTCTTACTGTTAGTCAAAGACGTTCTCTTTTCCGTCATGCCGGGCTTACGGATCAAGAGTTCAGTATGCCGCACTGGCGATTGAACGAAGAGGATTGCTACTGGCGCGACAAACTATTCCGCGCTTTGCGAGAGCTGTTTAGCCTTTTTGAGTACGCGCCAACCATTTTAACCTCGGTAAAACCTGAGCAGTATTTACATTAATTAATCTGGATTCGTTTTATTACGCGCCTTACAGCGTGGGGACTCCTTTTGTCTGGAGATAGGAAAATGCAAAAACAAAATAAAGCGCAGCGGGGTATGTATTCGGTACTTCTGGCGCAGGCAGTAAGCGAAGCACAGCGCGACACAGAGACCCGTTTCTCTTCTCAGTTTGACGGTCTTATCGCGCACATCAGTAAGTCAGAACTAAACCGCACCGAGATTATCGAGTTATTAGGTCAGGAGTCGGAGAAGTTACACAACTCGATTTTCGGTAGAGCGGATTAACCACTTTTAACAGGAAGTAAAAATGAGCATACGCATCGAGATAAATAACCAGTACGTTATTACCAGCGACCGCTATCAATTTATTTTGCAGGAAAAGAAAACCGCTACATCCGGCAAGAATGAAGGTAAGGAATGGCTGGATGTAGTGGGTTACTACCCGACAATTTCTAAGCTCGTTTCCGGTCTTGTTTTGCATGACCTTTTAACGGGAGACGCCACTCGTTTCTCGGCGCTTGAAACTCAGATTGAGCGCGTAGCGAAGCAATGTCTGGACGCCTTCACTTCAAATGGCCGTTGAACCTCGGGGGCGTATTGCCCCCTCGCCACCGCCTCCTTTCTCGAAGCACACCGATGATACATTCGTCGGTGCTTATCCCTGGAATGCTCCACGCTCTGCAATTGGCCGTGACAGACCCCTTACACGTGGCGAATTCCGTCAGGTGCAAGGGGTTTTAGGTAAAGTTAATCGCCTGCCATACGTCTTAAAAACGTTGTTCAACTCTCGGTATGACTTTATCCGTCGTACTAAAAGCCCACTTCATGGTTTCTATTTCCTTAAGAACACCGTCGAGCAAAGGGTGGGGCCGCGTCTTGAGCGGGTCAATCAGCTTAATGGAATGAACGAGACCGCATCGCTACTCTTCATGAGCGAGCGAGAAAGTTATTCACGTTTACCTGGTATGAGTGACAAGGCGCTCAAAAAGTTTGCAGCTCGTATTGCTTCGCAGCTCTATGTTGCTTATGAAGAATTAAGCGACGCTTGGGCAGATGCTCACGGCGGTAAAGAGACTCTTTTCACCGATGAGGCGCAGGCGCATTTATATGGTCACGTTGCCGGTGCAGCGCGTGCATTCAATATCACCCCGATGTTCTGGAAAAAATACCGCAAAGGGCAGATCACAATTCGCCAGGCATTTTCCGCTATTGCTCGTCTGATTAACGATGAATGGTGGATTAACCAGTTTAAGGCGCAGCGAATGTGCTGGCACGAGGCATTGTTGATTGCAGCCGGTGAGGTGAATAAAGACCGTTCTCCATACGCCAGCAGAACGGCGATCCGCGACGTGCATTCTCGCCGCCTGGCTAACCTCGAATACCTCAAATCGTGCGAACTGGAAAACAAAGTGACTGGTGAGCGCATCGATCTCATCAGCAAAGTCATGGGAAGTATTTCAAACCCTGAAATTCGTCGTATGGAACTGATGAACACTATCGCAGGCATTGAACGCTATGCGGCTGGGCAGGGTGACGTCGGGATGTTTATCACTATCACCACGCCATCGAAGTATCACCCGACGCGTCAGGTAGGAAAGGGCGATAAAAAGACGGTGCAACTTAATCACAATTGGAATGAAACCGCCTTTACGCCGAAGGACGGACAGCGGTATTTGTGCCGTATCTGGAGCCTGATGCGTACAGCTTTTAAAGATAACGATTTGCAGGTCTACGGGATGCGCGTTGTCGAGCCGCATCATGACGGAACGCCGCACTGGCACATGATGCTTTTTTGCAAACCTGAGCAACGCAAACACATCACTGAAATCATGCGCCGTTATGCCTTAAAAGAGGATGGTGATGAAAAGGGCGCTGCAGCACAGCGCTTTGAGGCGAAGCACCTCAATCAGGGTGGCGCAGCCGGTTATATCGCAAAATACATTGCGAAGAATATCGATGGTTACGCGCTTGATGGTCAGGTCGATCACGACACCGGAAAGCCTCTCACTGATACGGCCGCTGCTGTAACCGCATGGGCGTCTACGTGGCGTATCCCGCAATTCAAATCTATTGGCCTGCCAACGATGGGCGCATATCGCGAGCTGCGCAAACTGCCTCGCGGCGTAAGCATTGCTGATGAATTCGATGAGCGTGTCGAGGCGGCGAGGGCTGCAGCTGATGAAGGTGAATTTGACCTGTATATCGCAGCGCAGGGTGGGGCGAATGTTCCACGTGATAGCCAGACCGTCCGTGTGGCTCGTAACGTGACTGACGAGGTCAACGCCTATGAAGAGGATATAGAGAGAGTCGTGGGCATCTACGCCCCGCACTTGGGCTCTGAGCTTGTACACGTTACGCGAACAGCCGAATGGCGCATCGTGCCAAAGCTGTTGGCCGTTGAGCCTTTGACTTTAAAAAGCGGCATTGCCGCGCCTCGGAGCCCTGTCAATAACTGTGGAAAGCTCACAACCGGTGGCGATCCAGTTATGGCACCTACACCGTCTGAGCTTGCTGCAGTGGGGATAAATCACATTGATGGCAGGGTTGCCGCATGGGATGACCCCGAGGTTATGACGGTGCTAAGAAGAGTATTAAAATGTGATGCTGAGATGCAGAATCGAGAATAAAGAGAGATAGAGAACCGCTAAAACCGCAGGCAATTGCACCGTCAGTCAGGCAGACAAAATATGAAAGCATGCTAATAACTCGCATTCGCGTTGATCTTGCACAACATGGCATCAAGCCAAAACGATGGGAACTTGAGGCATTTTCTCGAGGCACAGTTGTGGTATATGAAGAGCTAAAATTAGACTATCCGGTAAATGATTGTTAACTTGAATTTTCAGTCCATGATTAGATTTATCCCGACAAAAATTTGCTTTTTGTCGGGATATGAGGATGTTATCTTAAATCCATTTTATGAAATCTTCCATCTCATGATAGTTTTTGATCGTGTTTCTAACATCAAGACTATCATTACTTAAGCACTCTAAAAGGCTATCCCACTCAGTTTGTTTTTTGCCAAATCCATATACTTGCTCGATGTCACCTAACCTCCAAATGTAAACTCCATCATTTTTTAATTTCTGATGCATGTTGTGGATATGTTGGAGGATATCATTGTGATTGCATAGTTTGATAAAGTCTTTGCTTGAGCTTCCCTTAAGTGAGTCAATTGACGTTATAGGAGTATTTAGTGATAAAGAACCATTTTTTATTGACTGATCAATGGCAGTAAGCAAATCAACACACTCGGATTTAAGGGACTCTGTGTGTGTGGTCGTCAAGAGAATAGACAGAAAATCACAATCAGCCAGGATTCTTGTTTTGATACCAATTGAATTGATAACATTTGCCATTTTTAACAGACTTCCTTTACCATCAACTGCAACAATGCATGTTTTAGTTGGGTTTAGTTCGCTACCTTTGATTTTTTTGTATAATGCATACAAAACATTGGTTTCAGTTTTTCCTTCAACCAATAACACTTCCTCCGAAAATAAGAAATATGATGAGTTAGATAGACTGAACGCTGAGTGTAATTGTGGTGAAGACTCTTTGTATAGTTCTTCAATTTTTTCAGAGATGGTTTTTCTCGCAATTGTACCATTAGAGTCTTTATATACTTGGATGGCATTTGATGCATGCTTTGCAGAAAGCATACTTGCGGAATGTGTTGATATGATAACTTGATAGCCATTTTCGCTTAATGTAATGAGCGATTCTCTGACTGAGTTGATAGCTGACGGATGTAAGTATAATTCTGGCTCATCAATAAATATTAATGTGTTTGACTTTTTAGTGTCCTCGCTATTTTTTTTAATCTCTGCCAAATATTGAATCAGGGCCATTTGAATGGACCGCTGGGTTCCATGTCCGAAACGGCTTATATCACGCATCACAGAACTATCTTCACGTGATTCGAATACTTTCAAAGTGCCAGATTTGAATATGTCATCAAGAGTTGGAGTGGGGAAATGAATTTTTACACTTACATCAGGGAAGAACTGATTTACCTTTTCATTAACTCCTGTATCAATCTTGTTTAATCCATCTAAGCGACTTTCTCCATCGTGGGAGAGATACTTACCAATTTCAGAAATGTTTTGAGAGAATTTCGTCTCATGCTCTTTCTTTATTTCTGAAACTATCGCTAATAATATTTTTCCTATGGTGGTTGAGGTTTTGTATTTTGTTGCATCTTCAACAGCATCAGACATTGCTGGTATGTGTATTGGCTCAGGGAATATATTGGATATGGCACCATCAATTCCTCCGGGGTTTTTTTTCCAGTTTGTGCCATCATATACATTAAGTGTTTTTTTAATTTTGCCTTTGTCTGCATCTAATTCTTGCGTTCTTGAAAATGTTAAAGTTTCATGGATAATAAAGGGGGCAATCTTCTCTTGATTTTCTTCAGATAGTAGAGTCAATGTATCTTCTGTTATACCCTCAATGGTCCCCGTAACTGATACAGGTTGTTGAGGGTCGTACATATCATCCTCAGAAATGGTAGAGCCATCCAAGAGCCACTTAATTGCTAGGATAATATTTGATTTGCCTGCGTTATTATATCCAACAAGTGCGGTAAAAGGTCTTAGGATAGCTGTTGTTGATTTGCAGGATCTAAAATTGTTGATTGATACTGATTTAAGGCGAACAGTCATTTTTATTTCCTTTTGTATTATATCCAGAGTGAAAATGGTGTGGCAGTGAGTTTTCTTTTTTATGTGTTTTACAAGTTTGAAGGTTTGCATGCAAGGGTGCATGAATTTGCATCAAAGAAAAGTGTGATCTGATCTCAACATTTCCCATTATCGATATGCTTTTGGCGATACATGCAACTGCATTAAATGCCACCCTCTAAGCGTGCAGGCGTGGCGGGGAAAGCATTGCGCGCCAGCGTCGGTGACAGCATTTAATTTTATGCGCCTGTGGGCGTCGTTGCGGCGATGCCGCTTCGCTGTCTGCGCTGATGCTATGGCGGTGTTTGCGTGGCGTTTGGGGCGTCTGAGGTGGTCTGTGATGATGCCGCCCGGAGGCGGCATTTTTGGCGGGGTTTATTCTGAATCGAGGCTATAATCTTTAAAGCGGATCACCTCCATCCCGAGCCAGTCATTAATTTCTTTAAATCGCTCCTGTAGCGGCGTCAGCTCGTTACGCACAAACACCCGCGCCACCTTCTCGACATCCCCTAATGAGCCGATATTCTCGGGCTTGCCGCCCATCAGTTGGAAAGGCACGCGATGCGCATCGAGCAGGTCAGCGGCGCTCACCTTTTTGATATTGAAAAAATCATCCTTCGTGGCGACTTCACTCATTGGCACGATCTTAATGCCGTCCGGTTTTCCGTTGGGTGCGTAGAAAAACAGATTCTTAAAATTCCCGAGTCCTTTTGAATTACGCATCGCATCACGCAGCGACTCAACGTCGGTGCTGCTTTGCGCTGCGTCGGTGACGTACATGATGTAACCCGCATGCGCGCCGTTCTGGTAATACTTGCGACGAAACAGTGTGGCGGACTCATTCAGCCAGGCGGAATTAAGTGCGCTCAGGTATTCCGGCATACCGTAAAGCTCCTGATTGATATCAGGCTCAAGTAGGTGAAACACCGAGCCGGGCGCAAATTCGTGCGGGTGCGTGAAACTCGATACGTACCAGTAAACGTCATCCTCGACACCACGGCGGGTGTATTTGGCCGGTGAGGTTTCCAGTTTCAGGAGCTGGCCGGTGATGCTCATGCGCTTTTCAAGGTAGCCGTTGGCAAAGACCAGATAATCGAGCACAAGGCGGCTAAAATCCTGACGCGACAATAACGGGTGTGGGATGTAGGTGCTCGCCAGAATGTTACGTTTGACGTAAATCGGTGAGCTGTGATGTACGGCGGCGCGCAGGCTTTTCGCCAGCCCCGAGAAGTTGACCGGCGGCTCGTACCACTTACCGTTATGAATACACTCGACATAATCAAGAATGTCACGGCGATCCAGAACAGGGGAGGGCTCACCAAAGGTGAAAGCCTCCATTTTTTGCGGTGCGCTGGCGTTCAGGGTGGCTGTCTGTTTTGGCTGTTTTTTCTGTCGCTTTTTCATCTTAGTAAATTTCCAGAATTGAATTAGAGTGCATCCCGCTCCCGGCGGAAAGCGGTTCGTTTAACAGTGCGTGCATGGTCGCCCACGCGATATCCGCGTGGCTGGCTTCCTCGCTGCGACTCGCTTCATAGGTCGAGCTGCGCCCGCTGCTGGTCATGGTTTTTCGAATGGCCATAAACGACTGCGTGATGTCGGTTGCACCGGCGTCGTATTCCAGACATCCGCGTCGAATGGTGTCTTTGGCTTTCAGCACCATCGCGGTTTTCATTTCTGGCGTGTAGCGGATGGCGCGCGCCGCCGGGAAGAACGAGCGCACAAGCTGGTAAACACCCTGGCCGATGCCGGTCGCATCGATGCCGATATAGTCGACGGAGTATTTTTCGGTGAGCGACCTGATGGCCTCCGCCTGTGCCGCAAAATCCATCCCTTTCCACTGGTGACGCTCAAGGATGCGGAACTTGCCACCGGCAACCAGTGGCGGAGCCAGTACCGCACAGCCTGCGCTGTCGCCGGTGTGTGACGGGTCATAGCCAATCCAGACCGGACGCCAGTTAAACGGACGGTCGGCAAATTGTTCGAAGTCCTCCCATTCTTCCATCGCATCGACCATGCAGCGCTGCAGCTCCTCGAACGGGAATACAGACGCCTTGTCGTCGACAAACTCGCACATAAACAGATTGCGGAAATCGTCGGCACTGTTTTCCTGTTTGAGCTGATCCAGATTGAACAACGTGCAGCCCCCGGCGAGCGCATCCTCGATAGTGACAATCTGTCGCCACTGACCATCCGGGCACAGCACGCCACCGGCGAGCGCCTTGTGGCTGATATCGATGTCGACCCGTTCGTCGCGGTTGCTGCGCCCCCGGTTAAACAGCTCGCCTGACCAGAACGGATAAGCACCGTGCGCCAGCGTGGACGGGGTCGAGAAATAGGTGGTGCGAAGGTGCGACTGTGATGCCATGCCCGACGCCACTTTGCGCAGCCGCTGGAAATTGGGTATCCAGAAAATTTCATCGACGTACAGGTCGCCGTTGTGGCTCTGCGCGGTGTTGGAGTTAGTCCCGAGGAAAATCAGCTCTGCGCCGTTGTTGCCGATGACAATCGGGTCGCCTGACAGGTCGACGTCGACGAGACGCGCAAAGGCGATGATGTATTTTCGGAACACGTATGCCTGCGTTTTACTCGCGGATAAAAATATCTGGTTTTGTCCGGTTTTGAGCGCGCGCAGCAATGCCTCGCGTGCAAAGTAAAACGTTGCGCCAATCTGGCGCGATTTGAGGATGTGGCGAATACGGTGCGCGATGCCTGCCCTGTGCCAGTTGAGCTGATACTCAAACGACTGGTCGAGGAAAATCTCTTCCAGCTTTTCGATAGCCTCGTCGCTAAAGAAATTGCGTTTCGGCTTTTTGCGATCTCCCTTGTTGCGGTTCGCAATGTTGGGGTTTAAATCCACTTCATTTCCGGTCTGGCCGTAGCGGTTGATGCGTGCGAACCGTTCCATCTGGCGTGACAGAAAATCAGCGACTTTAAAGTCATGCGGCGTCAGGTCGGGCTTTGCGTAGAGCTGAATCAGCCGCGCCTCAAGTGTGGTTTCCACGCGGTTGAGCGGGGCGGTTTCCTCCCATCCGTCGCGTTGTTTCCAGCTCTGCACCGTCGGGCGCTTCACCTGCAGCGTGTCGGCGATTTGCGGCACGGAAAACCCCTGCCAGAACAGCAGGCGTGCCTGTCGTCGCGGGTCGTGCAAAAGGGAGAGGTCAGTCGAAATGGTCATGGTTGCCTCGTGTCGGTGAATACGGGGCAAGGCTAAGGAATTAACAGGTCTTTATCGCTAAGCCCCTGTTGTGTCAGGGGTTGCACTTCTGCAAGCGGTGGCTGATGCGGGTCGGAGTCGGGAAACTACACCCGAACCGAAAACCCAACATCAGGACACCTGAACAATGGCAAAGAAAGTTTCTAAATGGTTTCGCATCGGCGTCGAGGGCGACACCTGCGATGGCCGCGTGATTAACGGCGATGACATTCAGGACATGGCGGACACCTTCGACCCGCGTGTCTATGGCTGTCGTATCAACCTCGAACATCTGCGCGGCATCCTGCCCGACAGCGTGCTCAAACGTTATGGCGATGTGACCGAAGTCAAAGCGGAAATCATCAGCGATGACTCGGCGCTAAACGGCAAGAAAGCGCTGTTTGGCAAAATCGCGCCGCTCGACGAGCTGGTCAGCATGGTGAAAGCCGGGCAGAAGGTTTACACCTCCATGGAAATTCGCCCGAACTTCGCCAACAGCGGCAAGAGCTATCTCGTCGGCCTCGCCGTCACCGATGACCCCGCAAGCCTCGGCACGGAATACCTCGAATTCTGCAGCCGCGCCACGCAGAACCCGCTCGCCGGTAAAAAAGCCCATCCTGACGACGTGTTTTCCGTTGCCTCGCTGGCTGAGCTGGAATTTGAAGATGTCCCCGACACCGTGCTCAGCAGCCTGACCGACAAGGTCAAGGCCATTTTCAGCCGCAAGCAGGTCAGCGACGACGCGCGTTTTGCTGACGTGCATGAGGCGGTGACGGAAGTCTCTGAACTGGTGCAGACCAGCCTCACCGCCAGCGACAGCCGCGTCACTGAACTGGAAACCGCGTTCGCGAACTTTAAGCAGGATGTGACCCGCCAGACGGAAGAAAGCACGCAGGCGTTTACTTCGCTAAAAAGCGCCCTCGATAACACCGAAAGCCATAGCCAGCCGCGCCGCGAGAAGTCGAAAGGCGGGACGGGCGACGAACTGCTGACTAACTGCTGATAACGCGCCGGGCGCTGTCCGGCCTGAAACCCCATTTTTAGAAAACAGGAATAACAATGCGTAAAGAAACCCGCTTTAAATTTAATGCTTACCTGTCCCGCGTTGCGGAACTGAACGGCGTCGGCACCGACGATGTGGCGAAGAAATTCACCGTCGAGCCGTCGGTCACACAAACCCTGATGAACACCCTGCAGGTGTCATCCGCGTTTCTGACCAAAATCAACATCGTCCCGGTCGATGAGCTGAAAGGCGAAAAAGTCGGGGTGGGTGTCAACGGCACGATTGCGAGCACCGCTGATACTGCCGGTGATAACGAGCGCAAGACTGCTGATTTTACGGCGCTGGAATCCAACAAATACGAATGTGCGCAAATCAACTTTGATTTCCATATCCGTTACAAACAGCTCGACCTGTGGGCGCGATTCCAGGACTTCCAGACCCGTATCCGTGACGCGATTATCAAGCGCCAGTCGCTCGATTTCATCATGGCCGGTTTCAACGGCATTGAGCGCGCGGAAACCTCCAACCGCACAAACCATCCTATGCTGCAGGATGTGGCGGTGGGCTGGCTGCAGAAATACCGTAAGGAAGCACCCGCACGCGTGATGTCAAAAATCACCGACGCAGACGGCAAGGTCATTTCCGATGTGATCCGCGTGGGGGAGAACGGCGACTATCAAAACCTCGATGCGCTGGTGATGGATTCCACGACCAACCTGATTGACGAGATTTATCAGGATGACCCGGAGCTCGTCGTCATTACCGGGCGCAAGCTGCTCGCAGATAAATATTTCCCGATCGTCAACAAGACGCAGGAAAACAGCGAGTCGCTGGCCGCTGACATCATCATCAGCCAGAAGCGCATTGGCAATTTGCCTGCCGTGCGTGTGCCGTACTTCCCGGCCAATGCGCTGATGGTGACGCGCCTCGACAACCTGTCGATTTACTTCATGGATGATGCGCACCGCCGCGCCATCATCGAGGAGCCGAAAAAAGACCGCATCGAAAACTATGAGTCGATGAACATCGATTATGTGGTCGAGGCTTACGCCGCCGGTTGCCTGATTGAAAACATCACACTCGGCAAATTCGCAGCGCCTGCTGACCAGAACGGCGGAGAGTAAGCCATGACGAGCCCCGCAGCGCTTCACATGATGCGGGTCTCGGCCTCTGAAACTGCGCGGCGGGGTGCTGCTCCGCTGCGCAATGCAACTGCCTATGAGCAGATGCTCGTTAAGCTGGCCGCAGACTGTCGCACGTTAAAACAAATCCGATCCACTGAGCGCAAGGCTGACAAAAAGCGCGAGCTGCTGCCGTTCTATTTGCCGTGGGTGGCGGGTGTCCTTGCGAATGGCAAGGGCGCGCAGGATGACATTGTCATGACCGTCATGCTCTGGCGTCTCGATGCGGATGATATTGCCGGTGCGCTTGAGATTGCCCGTTACGCACTGACGTATGGCCTGACGATGCCGGTCGGCGGCCATCGCCGCACCACGCCGTATCTGCTGGCCGAAGAAGTTGCGCTTTCTGCGCAGCGCCTGCGCGATGCGAATCAGTCACCTGAGCTGGCGCTGCTGCTCGATACTCTCGCGCTGACTGAGCGTGCAGATATGCCTGACATCGTGCGCGCAAAGCTGCACAAAATCACCGGCTACCTGCTGCGTGACAAAGGTGAACTGCCCGAGGCACTGGCGCACCTGCAGCGTGCGATCCAGTTAGAGCGAACTATCGGCGTGAAAAAGGATATCGAACAGCTTGAGCGCCAGCTTAAACCGAAGCCCGAGCCCGCGCCCAAAACGACTACACCACGTACGCGCAAACCTGCCGCTATACCGGCGGCACGGCGCGGACGTCCTCCTAAAGCGGCAAAAGCCGCGGGTTAACCGAACGCTCCCCGAGCCGGGCGGCACGCCGGTCAATGCGGGTATTGATTACCCTGTCTGCGACCGGCGTCCACCGCCCACCTATTTTCCGAGGTTGTCATGACGACACTGATTATTGAGCCCAAAACAACGCCGCAGGACGTGCCGGGCGTGGTGATACCGCCACCGGGCGTGAGCGAGCCGGTGATTAAAAATACGGGCTTTTTCCCTGATGTAGACCCGAAGCGCGTGCGCGAAGAAATGCGACTGGAGCAGACCGTTTCCCCTGTGCGCCTGCGCCGGGCAATTAAGACCGCCATCGCGGAAACCAATGCGGAGCTGCGCGACTGGCGCGACCGCCAGCTCGACGCCGGTCACGCCACGCTCGCGGATGTCCCGACCGACGAGCTCGACGGCGAGAGTGTGCGCTGCTTCCACTATTTCAACGCCGTATGCGCGATGACGACCGCCACGCTTTACGAGCGTTATCGCGGTGTGGATGCGACCAGCAAGGGCGACAAAAAGGCCGACAGTATCGACAGCACTATCGATGAAATGTGGCGGGATATGCGCTGGTCAGTGGCGCGCATTCAGGACAGGGCGCGCTGCATTGTGGGGCAAATCTGATGAAGGTCTATGCGATGCAGGGTGACACCCTCGACGCGATTTGTGCGCGCTACTACGGGCGCACCGAGGGCGTGGTCGAGACGGTGCTGCAGTCGAATCCGGGGCTGTCGGAGCTGGGCGTCATCCTGCCGCACGGCACGGCGATAGAGCTGCCCGAGACCGACAGCGCCCCGAAAACCGAGACGGTGAATCTATGGGACTGAACATGGAAAAAATCACGACGTTTGTCGCCTACTGGCTGGCCGTGGGGGTGGCGTATTTCGGGGCGATGTCCCCCGAAAAGCTGGCGCTGTATGTCGGCGGTGGCTGCGCCATTTTTACCGCGCTGACGAATTACTGGTTTAAGCGAAAAACCTATCGCTATCTGATTTCACTCGGACTCGATAAGGGGGCTATTCGTGAACTCAATCATTAAAAAATGCAGTGTGGCCGCTGTGCTGGCGCTGGCGGCGCTGATGCCTGACTTTCGTCTGCTGAATACCTCGCCCGAGGGGCTGGCGTTACTCGCTGACCTCGAAGGATGTCGCCTGACACCTTACCAGTGTAGCGCGGGCGTGTGGACGTCAGGCATCGGCCACACTGCCGGTGTCACCCCGAAAGGGGATATTACCGGGCGACAGGCGGCGGCGAACCTCGTCGCGGATGTGCTCAATACCGAGCAGCGGCTCGCCGTGTGCGTGCCGGTGAAGATGCCGCCGCGCGTCTATGACGCGCTGGTCAGTTTTGCCTTCAACGTCGGCACCGGCGCGGCCTGTCGCTCGACGCTGGTGTCGTTTATCAAGCGTCAGCAGTGGTGGCAGGCGTGCGACCAGCTTACCCGCTGGGTGTTTGTGAATGGCGTCAGAAATCAAGGGCTGGAGAACCGCCGCTCGCGGGAATGGGCTTACTGCGTTAAGGGGATGCAATGAAAGTGCTGATTATTTTGCTGGCCGGATTGCTCGGCGGGGTGTTGTGGCTGCGTCACGATAACGCAAATTTATCCCGCTCGTTTGAGAAAGCGAACCGTGTCGCCACCGAACAAAAGACCACGATCGGGATGCTGAAAAATCAGCTTTCCGTGTCGCAACGCATCGCCAGGACGAATGAAGTCGGTCAGGTCAGGCTCGCGGATGAGCTGACCGCCGCCGGTGAGCTGGCGACCAGGCGAGAACAAACGATCACGAGGTTACTCAATGAAAACGAAGATTTACGCCGCTGGTATCGCGCTGATTTGCCTGATGCTGTGCGCCGGTTGCACACCCGCACCGCCTGCGCCTCCGCCGGTCATTGTTTACAGCGCCTGCCCGAAAGTGAGCCTCTGCCCGATTCCGGGAAGCGATCCGCTCATTAACGGTGATTTAAGTGCCGATATCCGCAGGCTTGAGAACGCGCTCACGGCCTGTGCGCTAAAAGTTGAAACCGTCAAAGACTGTCAGGACAAAATCGATGCAGAAAATGAAAAGTCTGCGCAAGGCGCTCACTGATGCCGTGCCGCAGTTAGAAACGAATCCCGAAATGATGCGCATCTTTGCCGACGAGGGGAATATCGATGCACGCCTCGCGGCCTCGCTGTCGCACGAAAAGATTTACACCCTGAATGTGATCGTCTGTGACTTTGTCGGCGACCCCGATTTGATTTTTGTACCGGTGACGGCGTGGCTGCGTGAGAATCAGCCGGATATTTGCACCACGGATGAGGGACGCAAAAAGGGCTACCGCTTCCAGATGGATTTAAACGACGGGGACAACGTTGATATCAGTATCAGTCTGCAGCTTACCGAGCGCACGCTGGTCAGGGAGGAGAGCGGCGCGCTGCATGTCAGCTATGCACCTGAGCCGCCATTACCCGAGCCGGTCACGCGTCCGTCCGAGCTCTATATCAATGGCGAGCTGGTGAGCAAATGGGATGAGTGAGCTTAAACCTTTTGACGATAAGCTGGCCGGGCTGATTGGGGCGCTGTCACCGGCGGGGCGGCGAAAGCTTGCTGCTGCGATTGCGAAAGAGCTGCGAAAATCGCAACAGCAACGGATTAAACTGCAAAAAGCCCCGAATGGCTCGCCTTATCAGGTGCGAAAGCGCCAGCCGCTCAGGGCAAAGTCGGGGAGAATCAAGCGAGCTATGTTTCAGAAGTTGCGCACGGCTCGTTATATGAAAGCCAGTGGCCGCAATGATGCTGCTGTGGTCGAGTTTACCGGCAGGGTGCAACGTATTGCTCGGGTGCATCAGTACGGGCTTGAAGACAGCCCAAATCCTTTTGGTCAGAGTGTGCAATACCCGAAAAGACAGTTACTTGGATTATGTCAGGACGAGAACATTCTTGCTGAGGACCTGATAATAAAACATCTCAAGACATCATTGTTGACAGGAACTCCCTAATACAAATAGGGCATTCTCATTTTGATAGTCTGCTCAAAGCACTGGGAAGGAGGTTGGCAACCAAGTCAAGCATGGTTAATGTAATGGGGCGTCTATCTACTGAATGACAGATAAAACATGTATCTGTGACAATGAGCTCAACATAATGGGTAATGAAATCTCTATGCAATCAATTGTTAAACAAGGGTTTTAAGCTCGTCAGTCTCTTGTTATAGTAACCTTTACAGGCTGATAAAATCCTCATGCAGCCTTTAATCATTTAGTGAAGCTTCATTATCGAGTAGATAAAAAGATTATTGGCAGCACGAATGCTCGATTACAACTGCTTGGCTAACTTCTACACACAGTCTCAGTTTGATAACTAAGGATTAATCATGGGTACAGATCTACAATGGTTGCTAGGTCAAAGCGAGTCCCCGATTTTAGAATTTAAGCAAGAGTGGTATTGGAACGATACGACAGAAAAAGATGAAATGAATGTCAAATGGGGTGAGTTTCTAAAAGACTTAGTTTCTTTGTTTAACGGTTATTTAGGTTATGTAGGGAAGTCTCGATATTTGGTATTTGGCTATTCTGAGACTGAAGGTAAAACTTATAATATTGATACGGCAAAAATTAAGCAGTTTTCAAATCTGTTAGAATTCAAGAAAGACCTATTGCGCCGCTTGGAAACGTTAATTACTCCAAGTCATTTTCATTTTACAATAGAGCAAGTTGAAGTTGATGGTAATAAATTAATAATCTTTGAAATTTTCCCTCCCGCTTATTTAATAGAATTGAAAAGAGAGTTGCAAACAAAAACCAAATCATTAGATTGTGGTGCTGTGCTTATTCGTAAAGGTCAGAAAACCGATGAGGTTAGAACAGCTTCACCTCTGGAAATTGAAAGCATCAAAACAGAATTAAATAAATTTAGATCGAGTTCTGAATATAATGGTTATTACACGGAAAACGAAAGTCCAATTTTAAAAGATAAAAGTATTGAAAAAACCATTCAATCATACATGGATAAGAATACAAGTTATTCTTTAGCTGAGGGATTTCCGGTAAAAACTAAGATATGGAAAGAAAACGTCATATATGAAATCTATAGGCTTGTTGATGAGTTTTCTGGTGTTAAAGAGTTTATATTTATACATGAAAATGCAAATCAAGGTAAAACACTAGCAGACATCAAAAGGGCAGGTCATTTAATTAAACAGAATAGTGCAATTATCCTGATTGAAAGGCCGAATTTAAAAGATATAGATAAAAGGAAGGAGAATTTAAAGCGCTTATTTGATACGCAGTATGTATATTTTATTGATGAGTTTGGATATGAGTATTTATACAAGGACTGTATACTTCCATATGAGAAATTTGATCAGTCTGATTTCGTAGACAGTTTTTATAAAAATGAACAAGACCAAAATATTTCAGCGTTAGAGCGTGTAAAACAGTGGTTTGATTCCGAAAATGAACCTCTTTTTGTTATTAGTGGGCATGGTGGGATAGGTAAAACCACTATCGCAAAACAATTTCTGGATTATGTTTATGAAACACATAAGAGTGGGGTTTTGTTTATTGACTCCAAAGAAATTATAAATGAATTATCGAGGAAGTTTAGTTCTAAGAATAAAATATGTGATGTTTATGATTTCTATAATGCATTGATGGATTCTGATGACGGAGAGGCATCAAGATTCAACAGAGAGTTGCTTAAACTCTCAATCGATAATGGAAGTTTAATAATTGCACTGGATGGGGTTGATGAAGTAATTGCGAAGTTGGGGGATAAATTTGATGTGGAAAAGTTCATAACTTCTATATTTGATGAATATTCATCCGAGCTTAACAAAACAAAGATTTTAATTACTTGTCGCGATCACTTTTGGAATGATGTCCGTAGAAGTTTAATCATCCCAGAGATAAAAATAAGTCCATTCAATGAGCAGTTAGCTTTAGATTTCTATACTAAAAAGTTAAACAATGACCAGAAAAAAATAGCCAAAGCTTTAGATATTGCTGAAGAGTTTGCAATTGAACATAATGAAAATACAAAAAAATATATCCCATTTTTAGTGGATATTATTGCTCGGATTGTAAAATCCCCAACTTTTTCTGGATTAAATCAAATTGAACAAAAAAGTGAATACCTCTCAAGTGTTCACAATGTTGATATACTTATTTCTTTGATCTGTGAGAGGGAAATAGTCAAATTGGGTACATTCTCAGTAGACAAGCAAATGTTGTTTTTCATGAGAATGGCATCTGAGAAAACTAATGGGATTTCTATATATGATGTTAAGAATGTATTGTCAGATATCAATGTTGATAATGATGACTTGATTATTGAGAATTTCAAAGGTCATCCTTTAATTGACTTTCATGGTAATAAATTCAATTTTAGATACGATGTTTTTGATATTTACTTTAAATCCTTGCTCATTGTCAATTACTTTAAAAAATTAGATGTTAACTCCCTCGATGAAAAAACGATAGATACAATCTCGGGTTATTTAAAGTATGATAGCAGTTTCACTCGCTCCGTCTCAGAGAAATTATCATTTTCTGATAATTTGCTATTCTTCCTTTTAGAGAATATTGAGACTATCAAAACAAAAAATACGGCAAGCACTGAATTATTCATATCGTCCTTAGTTATACTGACGTTGGATATAATAAATCTTGACTCTGCTTATCAATTTAATACTCAGACAAAAACTGAAATAATAGAAAAGCTTTTCTCAGACTCGGAAAATGTTATAGATGGTTTATGTCTTATAGATGTTTTTGGTAACTCTAGTGCCAAAGCTATTTTTGATTTTAGAAATAAAAAGCTCATCAACTGTCATTTTAACAATTATCAGTACTTCTGGGAATGTATGATGAATGTAGATACTCGTTTTGAAAGATCATCGTTTAAAGACGTTGACCCACGAGACGGAGTAAACTATACACTATATGATAATCTGTTCTCAAATGATTGTGATTTGAATTTAATTAAGCATCTTATTTCTGAAAAGAAAGAAGAGGCCCAGAATTCTTTAGAGTCGATTCGTACAGATGTATTGAAAGCATTTAAAATTTTTTATAAAAGAGGTAATTTTTACCCTCGAAAACAAGAGGAGGTTCGCAAGAAATTATCCACTATAACTATTTTCTCCTACATGATAAATAACAATATTATTGTTAAGTTTAAAGATCCTAAAAAACCAAATATGCAGCAATACAATATAGCGCCTCGATATAAGACTGTAATTGATTACATTGAGCAAGGGATTCCGTCAGAAGAGTTAGAGAATTTAGTTGATGATATTCAACTGAACTGTTAGTTATATAACCCGAGTTGAACTCGGGTTAATAACCGAAATCTTGTGTGGTTGTTCTTTTACATGGTGAGCATAGAAGTGAAGAAATTATTTTTAAAATCCACAATAGTATTTGTTTAGTCATAAAAAATACAAATCAGAGCTCTCATTTTTGTCATTTTTTTGATATTGATAATCTAAAGGGACGTTTTTTGTGGGGCAAATAATTTATTTAAATTTGTTAGGGGTATTGCCGGATAACTTGCATATTTATACTCTCAATAAGATTCGCATTTATAAATTTTTCGTGAAGATGTAGTATATTAATCATATAGCACAATACAGGCAAACTGATATATGAATCATTTTTGCCTAACATGATCTCATCGGTATATGTTGTTCCATCCTTCACAAAACTCCGCTCGATTGCCGCTATCCCTAACTGGCGGCATCCTTTCCTCATGAACAATCTAACTTCTCTGCAGGATATCGCCCGGGCGATCCGCAATCTTATCCGAACTGGCATCGTGACCGACGTCGACCATGTCGAGGGTCTTTGTCGTGTCCAGACCGGCGGAATGCAAACCACCTGGCTAAACTGGCTGACTTCTCGCGCCGGTTGCTCGCGTGTGTGGTGGGCTCCTTCCGTGGGCGAGCAGGTGATGGTTCTTGCCATTGGCGGCGAGCTCGATACCGCCTTTGTGCTGCCCGGTATTTTCTCTGATGACCATCCCGCGCCGTCTGCCTCGCCTGATGCGCTTCACGTTGCTTTTCCCGACGGGGCTGTCATTGAGTACGAGCCTGAAAGCGGGGCGCTCACCGTGTCCGGGATTAAAACCGCTGACGTCACCGCGTCGGAATCTATTACCGCCACCGTGCCGGTGGTGCTGGTCAAAGCTGAAACCCGCATCACGCTCGATACACCCGAGGTGGTGTGTACCAACAAGCTCATTACCGCCACGCTCGAAGTGCAGAATGGCGGGAAAATGTATGGCGACATCGAGCACACTGGCGGGAAATTTACCTCCAACGGCGTGCAGGCGGATGACCACGATCACGGCGGCGTGAAGCGTGGCGATGACAGAACGGTGGACACAAAATGACGATGCGTTATCTGGGAATGAACAGCCAGACCGGACTCAGTATTTCTGAGGCCGACCATATCAGGCAGAGCGTGCGCGACATTCTGGTCACGCCGGTTGGCTCGCGGGTCATGCGCCGTGAATACGGCTCGCTCCTGTCGGCGCTGATTGACCAGCCGCAGACCCCGGCGCTGCGCCTGCAGATTATGGCCGCGTGCTACTCGGCGATCCAGAAGTGGGAGCCGCGCGTCAGTCTGTCCACCATCACCTTTGAGCGCGGCGAGGCTGACGGCGCGCTGTATGTCGATATCACCGGGACGCGCTCGACGACGAGCCAGCCCTTTTCACTGACCATTCCACTGAGTTAAACGCTATGGCGACCATTGTTGACCTGAGCCAGCTCGCCGCGCCCGATGTCGTGGAAACGCTGGATTATGAAACCATCCTTACCGAACGCAAGGCGACGCTCGTCTCGCTCTATCCTGCAGACCAACAGGAAGCGGTCGCGCGCACGCTGACGCTCGAATCCGAGCCGATTGTGAAACTGCTGCAGGAGAACGCTTATCGGGAAGTTATCTGGCGTCAGCGCGTCAATGAGGCGGCGCGCGCGGTCATGCTGGCTTACGCTGCCGGTGCTGACCTCGACCAGCTCGGGGCTAATTCCAGCGTTGAGCGCCTCGTGATTACGCCTGCAGACGAGACCACGCTGCCGCCGACGCCTGCCGTGATGGAATCGGACACCGACTATCGCCTGCGCATTCAGCAAGCCCCCGAGGGACTGAGTACCGCAGGCTCAACCGGCGCATATCAGTTTCATGGTCGCAGCGCTGACGGACGGGTCGCGGATATTTCCGTCATCAGTCCTGAGCCGTCGTGCGTCACCGTCTCGGTGCTGTCCCGCGAGAATAACGGCGCGGCGTCTGCTGACCTGCTGGCGGTAGTGCGTGCGGCGCTCAATGATGAGGACGTGCGGCCGGTCGCTGACCGCGTGACCGTGCAGTCAGCCGCGATTGTTGACTACACCATTGACGCGGCGCTTTTCCTTTACCCCGGACCCGAAAGCGAGCCGGTGCTCAGCGCGGCAAAAGCGAAGCTGCAGACCTATATCAGCGCGCAGCACCGGCTCGGGCGGGATATCCGCAAGTCAGCCATCTATGCCGCGCTCCACGTCGAGGGTGTGCAGCGTGTCGAACTCGCCGCGCCGGTGGCCGACATCGTGCTCGATGATACGCAGGCCTCTTTTTGCACCGCGTACAGTGTGACGGTCGGGGGCAACGATGAGTGAGACCCGTCTGCTGCCGGTCGGCTCGTCACCGCTTGAGGTGGCGGCGGCGCGCGCCTGCGAGGATATCGAAAATACCCCCGTTCCGCTGCGCCGTCTGTGGAACGCCGACACCTGCCCCGCGAATCTGCTGCCGTGGCTGGCGTGGGCGTTTTCGGTTGACCGCTGGGATGAAAGCTGGCCGGAAGAAACGAAACGCGAGGTGATCCGCGCGGCGTGGTTTATCCATGCGCACAAAGGGACGATAGGCGCGGTGCGTCGTGTAGTGGAGCCGCTCGGGTATCTGATTAACGTGACTGAGTGGTGGGAAACCAACGACCCGCCCGGCACATTTCGCCTCGATATCGGGGTGTTAGAGACCGGCATCACCGAGGAAATGTATTACGAAATGGAGCGGCTTATTGCCGATGCCAAACCCGCCAGCCGCCATCTTATCGGCCTGAACATTATTCAGGATATTCCGGGCTATCTGTATTACGGCGCCCTGAGCTATGACGGCGATATCACCACGGTTTACCCCGGATAAGTGAGAGCACAATGACAGTAAAATATAAAACCGTTATCACCAAAGCCGGTGCGGAAAAGCTGGCGGCGGCGACCGTCCCGAACGGGAAGAAAGTGAATTTTACGGCGATGGCCGTCGGGGACGGTGGCGGCAAACTGCCCGAACCTAACGCCAGCCAGACAAAGCTGGTCAATGAGGTCTGGCGTCATGCGCTGAATAAAATCAGTCAGGACAAAAAGCACAAAAATTATGTCGTTGCGGAGCTGGTTATTCCGCCTGAGACCGGCGGTTTCTGGCTGCGTGAAATGGGACTTTACGACGACACCGGCACGCTGATTGCGGTCGGTAACATGGCGGAGAGCTACAAGCCTGAGCTTGCGGAAGGGTCAGGACGCGCGCAGACGCTGCGCATGGTTATCATGGTGAGCGACATCGATACGGTTGAGCTGTCCATCGATACGGTTGAGCTGTCCATCGATACCACGCTGGTGATGGCAACGCAGGATTACGTCGACGACAGGCTCGCGGAGCATGAGCAATCACGTCGCCATCCTGACGCCACGCTGAAAGAAAAAGGTTTCACGCAGTTAAGTAATGCGACCGACAGCACGTCTGAGAGCGTCGCAGCGACCCCGAAAGCGGTTAAGGCGGTCTATGACTTCGCCAGTGCTAAATATACGGCTCAGGACGCGACCACAAAGCAGAAGGGCATTGTCCAGCTAAGTAGTGCGACCGACAGCACCTCAGAAGCGCTGGCGGCGACACCAAAGGCGGTTAAGGCCGTCAGTGATGATCTGACCGGCGTGAAAAAGAGTCTGGGAACGGCATCAAAGGCGGATGTCGTGACATCGATGACAGACACGACCGCCGGGCGAGTGCTGGTCGTCGGCTGGCAGGGGCTGGGCGGCGGAGCCAGAGATACCAACGTTTCCAAAGAAGCCGTTGCTTCATTCTGGCGCGATACAGCAGAGGTTAAATCAGGGATTACGCTCCCGTATGATGGTACACCCACTACTAATTATTTTGGTGTCGACGGGGCGAACCATCACGCCTATATCGGGCGTCAAAAATCTGGCGATGGGATTGCCTGGGTAAAACTGTACAGCGAATTTAACAAGCCCACGGCGGCGGATGTCGATGCTGTTTCGGCCTCGCAGGGCGGAACATTCCAGAAAGGCATTGCCGTCAAAGGCAATGGTGCCACGGTGGCGCTGTGGCCGCTTGCTGCAGGTCAGTCAAGCTATCTGTTAGGCAAGGATTACAACGGCGATAACGCGTTTTATTTCGGACGCGGGAGCGAGAGCTATCACGTATCGCTCTATAACTACAAAGGCAACAGCGGGATTATTTTAGGCTGGGAGGGGTCTGTTTTCCTCAATCCTGACGCCGGTAAGCCCGTTGTTGTCAATAATGGACCGCTGAAAGCCAGTACGGAAATTCAAAGTTCAAGTGCTAACAGTTTCCGAATTGCCTACGGGAATTATGGTGCATTCTGGCGAAATGACGGTAGCAATCATTACCTTATGCTCACCAACAGCGGTGACGCATGGGGGGGGTATAGCAGCTTGCGTCCCTTTACCGTGAACATCCCGACGGGAAGGGTCTCACTCGGACATGGTCTGAATGTGACAGGCCAGGTCTTGCCGTCAGATTACGGGAATTTCGATGCGCGTTATCAGACCAAAGGGAGCTATGCCGCGCCGAATATCGCATCGAGAGCGGCGAATGGCTGGCTACAGGATGCGAGTACCGGCCTGATTTATCAGTGGTGTCAGGGGGCGACGGTCAGCAATGAAGCTAACCATACGGTCACGTTCCCTAAAGCGTTTCCCTCGGCGTGTCTGTTTGTCTCAGTCGGCACGTTAAACGTGAGTAATAACGACAACGCTGAGCAGATTTATCACCTTGTTTCAAAGACGACGGCGAACTGCGTCGTTAAACCTAATCGGGCATATGGCAGTAACGGCAATGTTGCGCCGCTGGTCTGGGCTGTGGGGTACTAAATGAACGGATATTTTTACAGTGCGGCAATCGGTGGTTTTCTGTATGAAGGGGATCGTGCTGCGTTTGAGGCGGCGGCTGGCTGGCCTGCCGATGCGGTCGCCATTTCTGACCGCTGGTATAACCAACTTATCGACGGCCAGACCAAAGGCAAAATGATTGTGCCGAATGAGCAGGGCAAACCGGTGCTGAAAGCCATCGCGTCTGATTACCCGGCAATGGCGGAACTGCAGAAGCAACACATTATCAGCGACGCGATGCAATCCGTGAGCGTGATCCAGCTCAAGCTGCAGGCCGGTCGCGCCCTCACAGAATCTGAGTCAGTCACACTGGCCGCTGTGCTGGATTACATCGATGAGGTTGAAAATATCGATACAGCATCCGTGACAGGTCAGGTCGACTGGCCGCAAATTACCCGCTAAACCAGAGCCCTCCACCCGGAGGGCTTTTTGCTGGTTGTGTCATCCTCCCGCCAACGCCATTCCGTTTCCTGTATTCCGCACACAACACAAAATAGTGGCTCCACTTCACCACGGAGTTAAACGGATGGGCGACTATCATCACGGCGTGCAGGTCATCGAAATTAATGACGGCGTGCGCACCATTTCCACCGTCTCAACGGCCATCATCGGCATGGTCTGCACGGCCAGCGATGCAGACGAAAAAACTTTCCCGCTGAATGAGCCGGTGCTCATTACCAGCGTACAAAGCGCCATTGCGAAAGCGGGTAAGCAGGGCACGCTGTCAGCCTCCCTGCAGGCCATCGCCGACCAGTGCAAACCGGTCATTGTGGCCGTGCGCGTGGCCGAAGGTATCGATGACCCCGACGATCCTGATGCGGCGCAGAAAGAAACGATTTCCAACATCATCGGCACCACGGACGAAAACGGGAAATATACCGGGCTCAAAGCGCTGTTGACGGCGCAGACCGTCACCGGCGTTAAACCGCGCATTCTCGGCGTGCCGGGTCTTGATTCACAGGAAGTGGCGACCGCGATCGCGTCAACCTGTCAGAGCCTGCGCGCCTTTGGCTACATCAGCGCGTGGGGCTGCAAAACCATTTCTGAGGCCATCGACTATCGCAAGAATTTCAGCCAGCGCGAGCTGATGGTGATCTTCCCTGATTTTCTGGCATGGGACACCACGACAAACGCGACGGAAACCGCCTGGGCGACGGCGCGCGCGCTCGGCCTGCGAGCTAAAATCGACCAGACCGTCGGCTGGCATAAAACCCTGTCTAACGTCGGCGTGAATGGTGTCACTGGCGTCAGTGCCTCGGTCTCATGGGATTTGCAGGAACCGGCGACCGACGCGAACCTGCTGAATCAGGCCGGTGTCACGACGCTGATTCGCAACGACGGCTTTAAGTTTTGGGGAAACCGCTGTTGCTCGGATGACCCGCTTTTCCTGTTTGAGAACTACACGCGCACCGCGCAGGTGCTGGCCGACACCATGGCGGAGGCGCACGCGTGGGCGATGGATAAGCCCATCACCGCGACGCTTATTCGTGACATCGTCGCCGGTATCAATGCCAAATTCCGCGAGCTCAAAACCAACGGCTATATCGTCGATGGTTCGTGCTGGTACGACCCGGAGTCAAACGACGTCACAACCCTTAAAGCGGGGAAACTGTATATCGATTACGACTATACCCCCGTCCCGCCGCTGGAAAATCTGACCCTGCGCCAGCGCATCACCGATACCTATCTGGCGAACCTGTCGGACTCGGTCAACAGCTAAGGAGCTGAAAGCATGGCATTACCGCGCAAGCTTAAATATCTGAACATGTTCAACGATGGCCTCAGCTACATGGGCGTTGTTGAATCCGTCACCCTGCCGAAACTCACGCGTAAGTTTGAGAAGTATCGCGGCGGCGGGATGCCGGGCTCGGTGTCAATCGACCTCGGCCTCGATGACGACGCGCTCTCTCTTGAGTGGACGCTCGGCGGTCTGCCCGACATCGACCTGTGGGCGCAGTATGCCTCGCCGGGTGCTGACAGCGTACCGCTGCGTTTTGCAGGCTCTTACCAGCGTGACGACACCGGCGTCATTTCTGCCGTTGAGGTGGTGATGCGTGGCCGTCACAAAGAGTACGACGGCGGCGAGAATAAGCAGGGTGAAAGCGGGACGACCAAAATGTCGACCGAGCTCGCCTATTACCAGCTCACGATTGACGGCAAAGAAGTCATCGAGATTGACGCCATTAACATGGTGCTGAAAGTTGACGGCGTCGACCGTCTGGCGGAGCACCGTAAGGCGATTGGCCTGTAACCCCCTGAACCGGTCAGCGGTGCTGACCGGTCACTTCACTTTGCTGAGAGAAAGATATGAAAAAAATTAACGAAACTGCTGCGACCGAAACCGAAAACCCGAACGTCGTTACCCTCGATACGCCGCTGATGCGCGGCGAGCAGAAAATCGAAAAGGTCACACTGTCCAAACCGAACGCGGGAACCCTGCGCGGCGTGTCGCTGGCGGCGCTGGCGCAGTCGGATGTCGATGCACTGATTAAGGTGCTGCCGCGCATGACGTATCCGGCACTGACCGAGCAGGAAATCATCCGCCTCGATGCGTCCGACCTGCTGTCGTTCGCCGGTAAGGTGATTGGTTTTTTGTCACCGGCTTCGGATCGTTAACCTTCCCTGAAAAACTGTCGGTCGATGACCTGATGGCGGATATTGCAGTGATATTTCACTGGCCGCCATCAGAGCTGTATTCCCTGAGCCTGACCGGGCTCCTGACATGGCGCGAGAAAGCGCTGCAACGTAGCGGAAATCACCATGAGCAATAACGTCAGACTTGAGGTGCTGCTGATCGCGGTCGACCGGGCAAGCCGACCGCTTAAAGCTATCCAGACCGCCAGCAAATCCCTCACCAGCGACATCCGCAATTCACAGAAAAGCCTGCGCGACCTTAACGCGCAGGCATCCCGGATTGACGGATTCAGGAAAGCCAGCGCGCAGCTCGCCGTGACCGGCCAGTCACTTAGCAAGGCGAAACAGGAAGCGGCCGCGCTGGCCGTCCAGTTTAAAAACACCGATACACCCACGCTCGCACAGGCGCGCGCACTGGAAGCGGCAAAGAAATCCGCTGCTGACCTGCAGCTCAAATACAACGGCCTGCGTCAGTCCGTGCAGCGTCAGCGCACCGAGCTCACGCAGGCGGGGATTAATACCCGCCAACTGTCGACCGATGAGCGGGGGCTCAGGTCGCGCATCAGCGAGACAACCGCGCAGCTTAACCGCCAGCGTGACGCGCTGGCGCGGGTCAGTCAGCAACAGGCCAGACTGAGTGCGGTCAAGAAACGCTACGAATCCGGGCAACAGCTCGCCGCCGGTGCGCGCAATGCCGGCATGGTCGGCGTGGGTGTGTCGACCGCAGGGCTTTATGGGGCGTCGCGGTTTATCGCGCCCGGTATCGGGTTTGATAAACAGATGTCTGGCACGCAGGCGATCCTCGGTCTCGATAAAGGCGATGACAAACTCGCGGCCATTCGTAAACAGGCGCGTGATATCGGTGCGACCACAGCCTTTTCACCGGGTGACGTCGCGCGCACACAGACCACGCTCGCGCGCTCGGGCTATAACGCTGACGATGTGCTTGCGGCGACTGGCTCGACCGTTAACCTGAGCCTCGCGGCGGATGTCGATATCGCCGAAGCGGCCGACATCATTACCAACATGCAATCAGCGTTTAACCTGTCGACAACCGAGATTGAGCGCGTCGCGGATGTGATGACCAAAGGCTTTACGTCATCCAATACCGGTCTTGTCGAGCTGGGCGAGGCAATGAAATACGTTGCGCCCATCGCGGAAGCTGCCGGAGCGAGCATTGAAGACACGACGGCGATGCTCGGCATTCTGGCGGATAACGGGATTAAAGGCTCGATGGCCGGAACCGGGGCAAGCGCCATTTTCAACCGCCTGCAGGCACCGATGGGTAAAGCGGTCGATGCTATCTCAGAGTTAGGCGTGAAAACCCGCGACGACAAAGGGAACATGCTGCCGGTCGAAAAAATCCTCAAGGATATTCATAAATCCTTTGTGAAAAACAAGCTCGGTACGGCGGAGCAGGGCGAATACCTGAAAGTCATCTTTGGCGAGGAGGCGATGAAAGGCGCGATTAAACTCGTCGCCGCTGCTGGTGATGGCTCGCTTGCCAGCAAGCGCCAGCAAATCGGGGATTCAAAGGGAACCACGGAGCGGATAGCCAAAATTCAAACCGATAACCTCGACGGGGATTTAAAAAACCTGCAGTCGGCTTATGAAGATTTGCAGATTGAGGTATTCGATAAAGAAAACTCCGCGTTGCGTCGCCTGACGGTTTCCGCGACCGATATGCTCGGCAAGGTTGCCGCCTGGGCGAAAGCGAATCCTGAGCTGACGCAGACCATTTTCAGTGTGACTGCCGGTGCGCTGGCGCTGGTCGGCGTGCTGGGCGGAATTGGCCTGATTGCGTGGCCGGTCATCGCCGGGATTAACGGGATTATTGCTGCTGCCGGTCTGCTGAGTGTGATTTTCACCACGGCCGGGACGGCCATTGTCACGGCTATTGGGGCAATCAGTCTGCCGGTGGTGGCCGTGGTGGCGGCTGTCGTGGGCGCTGCCTTGCTCATCTATAAATTCTGGGAACCGATAAGCGCCTTTTTCTCGGAGGTGGTGGCGGGGATTAAAACAGCTTTTGATTCACTGTCACCGGTGTTTGACGCTATCGCGGAAAAGCTCGGTGCGGTCTGGAAATGGTTTACTGACCTGTTTGCGCCGGTGAAATCCCTGCAGGATATTTTCGAGCGCTGCAAAAATGTCGTGGTGGCCTTTGGTCAGGGGCTGACCGATGCGCTGATGGCTCCGCTGAATATCTTTAACAGCCTGAGCGGAAAGGTTAGCTGGTTGCTGGAAAAGCTCGGGGTCATCAAAAAAGAATCGAGCGACCTCGACCAGAACGCCGCGAAAACGGATAAGACCGCCGCCGGTGGCGGGTATGTCCCGGCAACAGCGGGTTATGGCGGCTATCAGGGTTATCAGCCGGTGACGGCTCCCGCAGGGCGCTCGTACATCGACCAGAGCAAAAGCGAGTACAACATCACCCTGCAGGGTGGCGTTGCACCGGGGAGTGACCTCGACCGCCAGCTCCGCGACGCCGTCGACAAGCTCGACCGCGAAAACCGTGCGCGCCAGCGCTCCAGCATGAGACACGATTAAGGAGAACATTAAGCATGTTAATGGTGCTGGGCTTTTTTGTTTTTGAACGGCGCACCCTGCCGTATCAGTCGATGCAGTATTCGAAAGATTACCGCTGGGCGTCAAACGACCGCATCGGCAAGCCCCCGGCGTATCAGTTTCTCGGGGAGGGGGAAACCACGCGCACGCTGTCGGGTACGCTTTACCCGGAAATCACCGGCGGTCGCCTGTCGTTGCTGACCGTCGAACTGATGGCCGACGAGGGGCGCGCATGGCCGTTAATTGACGGGAACGGGATGATCCACGGCATGTATGTCATCGATAAAGTGACCCACACGCACACTGAGTTTTTCAGCGATGGCGCGGCGCGAAAGATTGAGTTTAGCCTGTCGCTGAAACGCGTCGATAAGTCACTTGCGGCCATTTATGGCGACCTGAAAACGCAGGCTGACAATCTGGTCACGGATGCGGGTAACTGGCTGGGAGGGCTGGCGGGATGATAACGGGAATGAACATTCAGGCCGGGGCGCGCATCGCACCGGCGTATATGCTCACGCTCAATGGCACGGATATCACGCAGAATTTCAGCGACCGGCTTATCGGGCTGACCATGACCGACAATCGCGGATTCGAGGCCGACCAGCTCGATATCGAGCTCGATGATACTGACGGACTTGTCGAACTGCCGCCGCGCGGGGCAAAGCTGACGCTGTGGCTGGGCTGGCAGGGCTCCGCGCTGGTGAATAAGGGGAGTTTTACGGTCGATGAAATCGAGCACCGCGGCGCGCCCGATACGCTGACCATCCGGGGGCGCAGTGCGGATTTTCGCGGTACGCTGAACTCCCGCCGCGAGCAGTCATGGCATGACACCACGCTCGGGGTGATTGTTGAGACCATCGCGCAGCGCAACAAACTGATGGCCAGCGTCGCGGATACCCTGAAAGCCATTGCGATCCCGCATATTGACCAGACGCAGGAATCCGACACGGCGTTTTTATCTCGGCTGGCAGAGCGTAACGGGGCGTCTGTCTCAGTAAAAGCCGGGAAACTGTTATTCCTGAAAGCCGGTAGCGGGATGACGGCCAGCGGCAGACCTATCCCTCAAATGACCGTTGAGCGTGGCGACGGCGACCGTCATCAGTTTGCGATTGCTGACCGGGAGGCGTACACCGGCGTCACGGCGAAATGGCTGCACACCAAAGACCCGAAACCGCAAAAGCAAAAGGTGAAGCTCAAACGAAAACCTAAAGTGCAGCACCTGCGCGCGCTGCAGCATCCGAAAGCGGCCAAAACCACCACAAAGGCCAAAGCCAAAAAAGAGCAGGAGGCGCGCGAGGGTGAGTATATGGCCGGTGAGGCTGACAACGTGCTGGAGCTTACAACCATCTACGCGACAAAAGCGCAGGCGATGCGAGCAGCTCAGGCTAAGTGGGACAAAATACAGCGCGGCGTGGCGGAGTTTTCAATCTCGCTGGCTATTGGCCGTGCTGATTTATTTCCTGAAACGCCGGTTGCGGTGAAAGGCTTTAAGCGCGTGATAGACGAGCAGGCGTGGATAATCAGCCGCGTGGTGCACAGTCTCAACGGGAACGGCTACACGACGGGCTTAGAGCTTGAGGTGAAGGTTTCTGACGTGGAGTATGAGAGCGAAGAAACAGAAAGCTGAAATGTTTATATGTGTTTGTTTTATATGGTTAAAGTGAGTAAAATGCATGCATCGGAAACGTTCAAAGGTGCTCATCATGTTTCACTGTCCTAAATGCCATCACGCCGCTCATGCTCGCACTAGCCGTTATTTCTCTGACACGACAAAAGAGCGTTATCATCAGTGCCAAAATATCAACTGCAGTTGCACCTTTGTCACGACCGAAACCCTTTCGCGTTTTATCGTTTCACCGGGTGAGGTCGTGCCAGCACCACCACACCCGACTACGTCAGGACAGCAGCAGATCCACTGGATGTGACCAACGAGAAAGCCCCGCAATTGCGGGGCTTTTTGTTTCTGTATCATCAGAATAAATGAGTGTGGGAGAGCATAATCACCTTTGCTCTTTCAGGTGTATCTTTTCCCATTTCATTACAGGCGTTGAGTGGCTGCTCTAACACATACCCCTGAGCTTTATGCTTGTTAAGAATGCGTAGCTCTTTAACTGATTCAAGGTATTTAGCCGGGACATCATGCGTCCAGATATCCATACAAGCACCTGCGCTGATAACAGCATCAAAAATAGTTGGCGTAATTTGGTTTGAGTCCAGGACTACCGTCATATTGTCTTTGCTTTGAGTAATCTCGACAGGTTGCCACGGCTTAAGTGATTGAGTCAGAGTGGTGATATCGCTGGCGTGAGCTGTATGCGCTAAAAGGGTAAGAGTTAAGAGAGTCGCAGCATGAATAGCTTTCACAATAATTTCCTTATTAAACATATATTTGAATCTTATTCTGTCATTCTGGAATCCCAAAAGTAAAGCCCCGCATAAAGCAGGGCTTTTTTTCGATGTGGTCAATGTGTGGACATGACTAGAAATAAATCCTTTTATTTCAGTATATTAAAACAAAAAAATAAGCCTGCGTAAGGGAGATTACGCAGGCTAAGGAGGTGGTTCCTGGTACAGCTAGCATTTATGGGTTATGTTTTTCAGCGGAAGGGATAATACCCGTAACAACCGAAGCGGTATGTGATCCGATTCTAAGAATCTTCCTGATGTGAAAAATAACCCTAATAAACTATTTATTGTGCGGATTACGGGTGCTTTCACCGGCGAAATTACGCATCAGTAGTGCATATTCCAGCTCCACTTCTTCCGGTACAGGTAACCACACGGTGTGTCCGTCACCTGGTGCTACGGTGATGGTTTCGCCTTTGCCGTTTTCCAGGTGCTCCAGCGTAAAGTTGAGATTGCCCTGCGGGGTCATCAGTTCAAGACTATCGCCCAGGGTGAATTTATTTTTCACCGCGACGGCCGCTAAATGGCCTTTACGTGCGCCGGTAAAATCACCGACAAACTGCTGGCGCTCGGACACGGAATAGCCGTGCTCGTAGTTTTGGTAATCGTCGTGCGTATGGCGACGCAGGAAACCTTCGGTATAGCCGCGATGCGCCAGGCCTTCCAGCGTCTCCAGCAGGCTGGTATCAAACGGTTTGCCCGCTGCGGCGTCATCAATGGCTTTGCGATACACCTGTGCGGTACGTGCGCAGTAGTAATAGGATTTGGTGCGGCCTTCGATTTTTAACGAATGCACGCCCATCTGGGTCAAACGCTCAACGTGCGCAATCGCACGCAGATCTTTGGAGTTCATGATGTAGGTGCCGTGCTCGTCTTCGAACGCCGTCATGTACTCGCCAGGACGTTTGGCCTCTTCAATCATAAACACGCTGTCGGTCGGTGCGCCCACGCCCAGGGTCGGCTCAACGTTTTTCACCGGGATTGGTTCGTGCTGATGCACGATGTTGCCGATGTCGTCTTCTTTCCCTTCCTGGACATTGTATTCCCAGCGGCAGGCGTTGGTGCAGGTGCCCTGATTCGGGTCACGTTTGTTGATGTAGCCCGACAGCAGGCAGCGGCCAGAATAGGCCATGCACAGCGCGCCGTGAACGAAGATTTCGAGCTCCATTTCTGGCACCTGAGTACGGATTTCTTCGATCTCTTCCAGCGACAACTCACGCGAGAGGATCACGCGGGTCAGGCCCATTTGTTTCCAGAATTTCACCGTCGCCCAGTTTACGGCGTTCGCCTGCACGGATAAGTGAATATCCATTTCCGGGAAGTTCTCGCGCACCAGCATGATTAAACCCGGATCCGACATAATCAGCGCGTCAGGACCCATTTCCACAACTGGCTTGAGATCGCGAATAAACGTTTTCAGCTTGGCGTTATGCGGCGCAATGTTCACCACAACGTAGAATTTTTTGCCCAGGGCATGCGCTTCATTGATGCCGAGCTGTAAATTTTCGTGGTTGAATTCGTTATTACGCACGCGCAGCGAGTAGCGCGGCTGACCCGCATACACGGCATCCGCGCCATAGGCGAAAGCGTAACGCATATTCTGCAGCGTTCCCGCCGGGGAAAGGAGTTCTGGTTTAAACAT